GTGCATCATTTCACATGTAGGAGGGCCAGAATTTGAAAACTCATAGTTATTCATCTGTCTCTTATCAGTGAAGGGACCTTGTCGTACGTTATATTGCGTACCCATTATCACGGATCCAAGGGCTTGGTTTACACCATTCCATGAGGCAGATAGTGGGACAAAGTAATAAACGATGCCGTGCCACTTGTATTGCTGAAATGGTATAGCCACTTGACTTAGCCATGGAAAAGAAACAGGTAAACCAGGTTGCATTGAATATTGTGTTACAGAGAATCCGGAAGAAGCATAAACGTTGTCAACAAATTCATGATGACCCATTCGAACGCTTCTAGCGTTATTCTTAAAAGTGTATCCAGCATTCTGCATTAAGGTATTATCCTTAACCTCGTAATCTCCTACTCCAGTTATCTTTGAAAGATAAGATCCCGCTTTGCTACCAAGCATAGCACCAGCAGGTCCTCCAATATAGCCGCCAATAGCGCCTCCAGAAGCTCGTAGTGCCTCCTTTACTCCAGATTTAACTAGAGCTTTGAAGGATGTAGCTTCTTTCTGCGCTTTGCCCTTTTTCTTCCTGTTTTTGCGTTTGCGCTTACAAACTGGTTGGCATGAGCGTATAGCCATGCGATTGTAAGCCTGGTGCAAACCCACTCCCCAAGAAAAGTTGTAATAACTGAGGCCACTAAACAGACCATGTAGAAACCAATGTGAGCGTGTTCCAGCTTCTTCATCTTCTTCTCTACCGTATCTTATACCTGCATGTATAGCTTCAATTATATTGTGTACTCCTTCCAACTTCTCTTTTTCCTCTAAGACAGGTGCAGTTTCAGTGACTTCGATGTAATCTTCATATGAGATACCGTGAACCATTCTGGTCTTCACTGTGTCACTGCGAACTAAGTTCTCGTTTACTACTCCTGTTGCCTTGACAAATTCAACTTCAAAACCTTTCATGATAATGTCGTCGTCAATGTAATAAGGACAATCTTCGATGGTCACGTTACTTTCAATCCACTCTTCCAATTCCATGATAGTTAAAACGTCAATGCCATAAATTATAGCAAATTGATTGTAAGTATCAAAGGATGGATAGCAAGTATTGCCACCCATAGGTCGATATGGATTTAGGTGTCTATTATCAACGCGAGCCTTGATGTGGTCAGCTGAGTTTAAGATAGCTCTAATAAAAGCGCCTAGTATAGGTACATGCCCTGCAGTACAGAGCATCCCCTTACACGTGCCTTTAAGTAGCGGGAAGAAGTGCATTGGGTCATGTTTAAAGTGGTTAACACCAAACTTGGTTAATACCTTGAATGGTAAGTTACCCCATTTATAATAACCATCAACACGCCAAAATCTACCGGAACAGAACGTCATCTCTTCGAGATATTCTCTTTCGATTATTTCGCACTTCATACCCAAAGAAGCATATCTAGATATAGCATCAGGAAGATCTAAACTGTCTAAGCCTACACAGTTATCATCTCCCATCACCATCATCATCAAGTCTCCAATGTCGTCAATTTTATAACACCACATCGAGATGAGGATATTAAGCAAGGAATTGAAGGCGCTGGTCCATAGATCACCACTACGGCGACCATGTCTAAGATGCGCTTTAAGTTCACCATTCCTCACTTTACCAGTATTCTTTCCCCAGTTATCTAACAAGACTTGGACATCTTCGGGTAGACCTTCACAAACATTCTCAAGAAAATATTTCTCAAGCATTAAAATTTCGTGTAACATAGATCCATCCCAATTAGAGACATCAGATTCAACGACAAAAGCGTACTCACTAAACATACGTTCGGCAAACTCACCAAGAGTATCGGGAGAAGCGCCAGACGTGTAGTATATGTTGCTGTCTTTATTGAATCGTGCCGCCAAAATCTTACCAATATAATTAAAATAAGGTAAAAATTTTGCCAAGACGATATCAGGACAGCTCCAAATCATACGCGGTTTGAAATTATCATATTCCTTACCTA